TAAACGAAGCTCCATACGCAATGTCAGAATTTATGAATTACAGTCATAACTGGTCATCGTCTTTTACTTTTAGTTCCACAACTGGAGGCGGTAAAGCAGGATTTACAAGATATCATCTTAATCCTTCAGATTCTACAATGACATTATCAGACGGAAGTGATTATACTTTCAGTATAATTTCAACGGTTGCAACTCATACAGGATTTAGAATTCGATTTACTCATAAAGATGGAGTTGCTTTAACTTCAAGTTCTGCCTGGCCAACAGCTTGGACTTCAGTCACAGTAGAATCTTCTGCAATTACTAACTTTACTTTAAATAGAACAGCATTTTCTCCGGCCACTGTAGGAAACTCAAAACATTTTCAAAAAGATGATGGTGTGACATACATGGCAGCAAGTGGTTCTGGAACTATAACAATAACATTCTAATAGGAATTAATATGTCAAAATTATTAATAGAAAAAGAAAATATATTATCTAACCCTGAAACAGTACGTGAAGTTGCGTTAACGCAAGAATATTATACAAAGGGTAATCACCCACAATTTACTGGTGAAATGGTTTGTCATATTAGTGAAGATGTATCAAAAGAATTTGGTATTTTATCTGATGCTACAAATGAAGTAATATTTGCTTTTCAAGAACTAACTAGTAAAACTGTGACAGAGTATAAAACATATTTACAATATAATAATTCAACTACTGAACTTCCTTATGTTCATACTGACCAATACTTAGACTTTCATAATTACGAAGGAATGAGATGTAAGTATATAGCAAATGTTTATCTTTGTCCACCTAATATTGAACAAGAAACTGCAAGATACGAATTCTATACAGCTGATGATGAAGAAAGCGATTGGGTAATGTCTGATTATTTAAAACTTGCTGATGATAAAATTACATTAATTGGTACAAAAGCTTTTGAATATAATAAAGCTATAATGTTTGATTCAAGCATTCCACACAAAAACGCTCCAATATCTGATAACTATTGGGGTACAACAGCGGCTGATAGCCCTTTATGCTTTACAGTATTTATGAACACTGATTAATTACCGAGATATATTATGAATTTATTGAATCTTCAATTACCTAAGAATCATTTCCATACACTACTTCCGTTCGCTCAAAATAAAGCGCATAACGTATATACAAATTGGCATGGGACAACAAGTTATGAAAATGCTTGTGGTATATACACACTCACTGAAGAAGATAACACATTTGTAAATAGTGCTCCAACACCACATAAATTAATAGCTTATGTTGATAAGTTTATTGATTATTATAATATTGATATATTACAAGTTGCTGCACCAGAAATGGCTTATTTACATACTTATTTTAAAGATAAAGTATTGTATATTGGACCAACAAAAGAAGCAGCTCGCTTAGAAACAAATAAAATATTTGCAAAAGAAATAGCTAATAAAGTTGGAGTTAAAACACCAGCAATTATAAGACAAGGTAAATATACTGATAGTGACTATTGTAGTAATCTTACATTTCCTACTATAGAAAAACCAGCTTATCATTGGGACTCAGCCATTAATATATTTAATGAAGAAGATGCTCAAGCTGCAATAGATTGGAGAACTTTATTATATGATGAACACGGCGACAGAGAATATTTCATAGAAGAATATATTGATGATATGATAGAAACAAATGTATTCTTTGTTATTGCAAATGGCGAATATAGGATTACACATACACAAGAAATTATAGGCGAAAATTTAAATAAAACCGTAAAACAAAAAGTTTGGTATCTAGATTCTTATATTAAACCATTAAAGCCTGAAGTAGATACTATTGTAAGAAAAGAAGCTGACAAATATTTAAAAGAAATAACAAAATTAGGTGGTAGTTATGAAGGAAGTTTTTGTGGTGCATATACTTCTACAGGCGAATGGTACTTTTTAGAAATAAATGTAAGACCAGATATCTATAATAGCACTCCTATATTTATGACAGGAGAAGATTATATAAAAGGTATGTTTGAAGATATATCTTTATTTGATAAAGCTTGGGAACATCAATCTTGTGATAAATATTTATGCTTTAACAAAGATGCACAAGAAGAATATCCATTTCATTTACATCAAAAATACGATGTATCTATTCCAAATAATTTAGAATTAATTAATGGTAAATTCTTCGTTCATCCTCCAGCACGATATACATCTGAAGGCGATGGAGTTTGTACTATAGTTGCTGACCACAATATACCTACAGCATTTATAGAAGAAGTAGAAAATACAACAACTTGGACATTTAATAAAGACCCAATAAATACTCAAGTTTGTAAACTTAGTGATGAATATTTAAATAATGAATAATTTTACTAAATGGTTTTGGATAATACTAGGTATTATATTTATTGGTTGTGTAGAAGATTTCTTTATCGGAGATTATTGGGGATGAGATTCTGGAAATACACGCCAAACAATCACATGGATTTTAATGAAAAGTTAAGAGCTTTAATTAATTCTACTCCTAAAGGTAGACAATCTCAAAAACAACCAGTAAGTCATTATGATGGTTATAACCATGCAAAATCAAATAATGTAAACTATCCAGAGTTTCAGGATTATAGAGAGTATTTAACATGGCATGAGCCAGATGCTACGACTGGATATTATAATAAACCATTACCAGAAATAGATAAATCAGACGACCAAGTATATAAAATAGCTTTTTGGCAGAGAATAGCTCCTTTATTAAAACAATTTGCAAGAGATGTCGCAGTTAAACCAGAAACTAAATGTAATTATAAAATAAATGTAGATATGATGTGGTTCCATCAAATGCAAGATGGAGATTATGATAACTGGCATAATCATTCTTTTTGTCAATGGGTAGGTGTATATTATATAGATTTACCAGAAGGAAAAGAAACTCTTCTTATGGATTATGATGGTCTTGTACATCAACCAAGAGCACAGGAAGGAGACCTTTTAATATTTCCATCAACATATATGCATAAGTCACCACCTTGCAATCTCAGAAAAACAGTAATTAATTTTAATTTTAATATAAGCTCTAAATACACAAAAGAAACTATAAATAAAGTAAAGCAAACCCATCCGAATAATTATTTTGACTCCGATGAAGGAATAAAGTCATATAAATAAAACAGAGAGGAACAAATATGAAGTTTTTTAGAAATAACGATATTGATATGGACCAATTAAGAGAACAATTAATAATTGATGAAGGCCAAGTCAATGAAATTTACAAAGACCATTTAGGTTATCCAACCTTTGGTATAGGACATCTTGTCTTAGAATCTGACCCAGAGTTTGGTCAAGAAGTAGGTACTCCTGTTTCAGAAGATAGAGTAATAGAATGTTTCGTTAACGATTTACAGACAGTAATAAAAGACTGTAAAAAATTACATGATGGTTGGGACGGCTATCCTGAAGAGGTAAAACAAGTAGTTGCAAACATGATGTTTAATATGGGACTCACGCGCTTGAGTAAGTTTAAGAACCACAACGCAGCGCTGTATTGTGGTGATTGGCAGGAAGCTGCCAAAGAAGGGAGAGATTCACGATGGTACAAGCAAGTGACGAACAGAGCGGAAAGGCTCATGGAGAGACTCGAGAAGATATAATATATAAAGGCCGTTTTTGGTGTCATGAAAGGAAAGATTATTTTCCTTGGAATGAGTTTATCGAGTATTATAAATATAATAATAAGTAATGGAGGAAATATGTTTAATTGGTTGAAAAATTTATTTTCTGGTACTACTGAGACTGAAGCTTCTGGTGTTAGAGCTAGAAATAACAAAGGTCAATATGTTAAAGACGATAAGTCGACACCAGACGTCAATGAAGCATACGTAGATGGTAAAAAACCTAAGCGTAAAGCTAAAAAGACTACTGCTAAAAAAGCACCTGCTAAGAAAAGAGGCAGACCTAGAAAAACAACAGCTAAAAAATAGCTTATGTTATAAAAGAGGGGAGTTTATTACTCCCTTTTTTTGTGTCTTGGCATCAGAAACCTTATAAATAACTGTGTATACAAATTATAATTAGAGGATATAATAATGGCAGCAGTCAAACTAAAAGGTTCAGAAACTAACTTAGCATCAGCTACTAATGTTGGTTTTGCAACACTTGTAAGAATTGTAAATAATAAATCATCTGTACAGGTAATTACATTAAAAAATGCAGGTGGTACTACATTAGGTACATTTACAATGACAGCAAATTCTGTTGAATTGGTCAAAAAGACATCTACAGATACTCTTACAGGAGCAAATACATCATTAGCAGTTAAAGTAGCTTCATCTTGGTAATATGGAAGAGATTTTTTCACTAATCGGCGATGTCGGCTTACCGATAGCCGGCGCATTGGTGATGGGTGCATTCATTTTTATCATAATAAAACAAATTATGGAAGGTGTCGTAGATGATATAAAGACGCTAACGGCATTTACTTCTAGCTTAGAAAATAGAGCTAGGACTATGAGTAATGAGATGGTCAAGATTGATTTACTCGTAAGTAGCGCATTAGAATTAAGACCAGATATAGAACGAATTGCTAGGGCAGAAAATTTCGTTGAAGATGGCAAACTTGACGTAAGAAGAGATTAGTATGGAAGTAGAAGAAGCAGTTGGGCTGGTGAGCCTAATACAAGATTATGGTTTCCCAGTGGTTATGGTAGTAGGACTGGGATATTTCGTTTACTTTGTCTGGAGCTTTATTAGTGAAGAGATAGAACCAGCTACAGAAAAAATGCATTTCCAACTAATAAGAGTTATTGACCAAATGAGAATGTTGGACCAAGATTTAATTAGATTACAACAAAAGGTCGATGTAATATTGGAAATGAGAGAAAACGAAAAAAAGAAGAAGGGAGAATCGAATGAGGGATAAAAACTTTTTAATTAATATGAGTCCGTTATTAGCAACGGTATTTATTATGTTTTTTATGTTAATAGCATTTGAAACTCAAGCACAAGAGATAGTACATAAATTTAAGAATCCGTCATTTAATGGTATAGGAACAGGCGCTCACTATTTAACTATTGAAAACCAAGAATTCTCTCGTAAAAAAGCTATAGAAGAAGCTTTAGAATCCGCACGTAAAGCTGCAGAAAGAGCAGAAGATAATACTACACTCGCAAAATTTATTAGAAACTTAGAATCAAGAATATACGCTCAAATGGCTAAGCAATTAGTTGAGTCAATGTTCTCAAACGATAACCCAGTAAGATTTGGTTCCTTCGTATTAGAAGGTTCAACCATTACATATGAAGTGATTACCAATACAGATGGTACAGAATTTATTAGAATGACGATAGTAGACAGTGATGGAACAACTACAGTTTTAGAGATTCCTATAGGTACTGGATATTTTGGAGGTGATTCCGATGGTGATGGCTCGGGCGACGGCGGTTAGTTTAGCGTTTTTATTATTAATAAGTGGTTGCGCAATGTCACCACGTTTTACTGAGTATCCACAAGATTGTAATAAATCAACATGGGGACCAGAATATAATAAAGACTTATGGAATTTTGCTAAAGCAGCTGGCAGAACATTTGAAAGGTCATTACCATTCTTATGTGTTGAAGGCCCAGAAGTAGTACAATTACCATCTTATATTCAACTATTAGATTTACCACCAGCTGAACAAATGCCAGTAGTTGCTGTTTATAAGTTTGCAGATTTAACTGGCCAAAGAAAACCAAAAGATAATATAGCAGATTTCTCAACTGCTGTGACTCAAGGTGCTAGTACATTAGTAATAGATGCATTAAAAACTGCTGGACAAGGTAAATGGTTTAGAGTTGTAGAAAGATGTGGGTTAGACCATTTGGTAAGAGAAAGACAAATCATTCGTAGCGCAAGACAAGATTTTGCAAAACAAGAAGGTCAAGAAAAGTTTCAAGAATTGGATTCACTACTATTCGCTGGAATTATAATAGAAGGTGGAATAATTGGTTATGATACGAATATCAAGTCAGGCGGGCGAGGAGCTCGATATCTTGGTATTGTTTATACAAAGCAATATCGTCAAGATGTTGTGACCGTTTCTATTAGAGCTATATCAGTTCTAAGTGGAGAGGTTTTACTTAACGTCCAAACTCGTAAGACAATATTATCTTATGGAAAATCAGGCGATGTATTCAGATTTTATGAACAAGGTACAGAGCTTGTAGAATACGAGGACGGAGTGGGAAATAATGAGTCAGTGACTTACGCGACACGTTCAGCTATCGAGGCTGGTGTGTTGGAATTAATACACCAAGGTCACAGACGTGGCTATTGGAAAATCGAGGGGTACAACGAAAATGAAGAAATTAACTAGTTTATTTTTTATTTTAATGTCGACAACATTTGTTTTCGCTGACACCGATGATAATGAAATCTTAATTGAACAAACTGGTGATACACTTAAGTTATATATCGATCAGATTGGTTTCGGAAATAAAATTGGAGGTAATAACTTTCAACAAACTGGAACTAATATGGTTATAACTGGTACTGCACTAGAATTTGATTTAGATTTTACTGGTAATTCAAATATTCTATTTGGTCCAGTCACAGCTGATAGTTCAGACTATAAGCTTGATTTTACTGGAAGTTCAAATACTATAGATTGGAGTATCGGTTCAAGTGGGAGTTCAGACGATTCTGACATTAACTTTGACGTAACTGGTTCAAGTAATACTTTTGACTTAGACCAAGGAAGCGTTGCTAGTGCAGAAAGATTGAATGCCGATTTAATTCTCATTGGAAGTTCAAATGTTTTTGACGTGGACTGGGAATCTGATGATGTTGTATGGAATTGGGACATAACCGGTAGTTCTAATAACATTAATACATTACAGAAAGATGGTTCTAATTCAATGACTGTTGAATTAACTGGTGATAGTGCGGATGTAGATATTAACCAACTGTCAGGCAGCTGTGCTGCTAGTGGCAATGGTTGTGCTACACCAAATGCTATCATAACATTGGATATCACAAGTGATAACGCAGTTATTCAAATCAATCAAAAAGACGCTGCTAACGACAGTTAGTACGATTTTGCTAATGGGGTCTGTTTATGCAGACTCCATTGGTGATATTGTAGAATCTACAGGCGTAGGTAAAATAGTAAGACAAAACCAAGACTATAATAATCTTAATAATCTTCCTATTGAACTTAATGATATAGCTGAAACAGCAAATGGTAGTATGAAAATTGAGTTTTTGGATAAGGCTCAATTGGATTTAAAAGAACATTCAGAGGTATTAATAGACGAAATATATTACGACCCTGACCCATCATTATCCAAAATGTCTATGAAATTTACAATGGGGACAGCAAGATTTGCTTCAGGTTCAATGGGTTTAGTAAATAAAGCAAACATAGATATACAAACACCAACAGCAACAATAGGTATTCGTGGTACAGACTTCACGACTACCATCGACGAGCTTGGACGAAGCCTTATAGTCCTATTGCCGGACGCAAACGGTTCCCCGTCGGGTGAAATCAGTGTCACAAATTTGGGAGGAACAGTGATATTAAGTGAAGCTTATCAAGCTACTATGGTTGCAACCCTAGATTCCTCACCGACGAATCCAGTGACTATCAATGGTATTACACCATCTATGATTGATAATATGTTTATTGTTAATCCTCCAACAGAGGTAAAACAAGCAATCGAGGATGCTGCAGCTGATGAACAAGACCAAGATAGTGGAATACTTGATGTAGACTTTTTAGAGTTTAATGAATTAGAATCAGACGCTTTAAAAGATTCTGAAGAAGATTTAGAATTTAGTGAGTTAGATATTGACTTATTAGATGTAGACTTCTTAAGAGATTTATTAGATGTTGTAGAAGCATTAGAAAGAACAAAAATCAAATTAGGTGATGCTCAAAGTGGAGGAGGAAGTCTTGGAGGATTTAATTTAAAAGGAGCTTCAGTAGGATTTAATAAAGATTCACAATTTAACGTTTTTGAACAAGATGGCAATTTAGTTTTCTTTCGTAACGTTAATGGAGTTATAAATATAATAATAGGAGCTGGCGGTAGTGGATTTATCGATATCGTCACAAACGATTACGAGGGAGTAATGCAATTTAACGACGGAGATGGAATTGAAATATATATTAATCAGTCTAATTAGTTTATCATTATCTGTTTTTGCAGATGATAGTCATGTACATGTGGAACAAGTTAATGGTGGAGATGATTTTTCTCTTACTATTAATCAAACTGGTTTTGCAAATATGATTAGATTTTCAGCAGACCATGATGATAATACATTAAGTCTTTTACAATTAGGAAACAATAATTATATTGGTTGGACAGATGCATGGGGCTCAGGTAAAGCTTGGGGTGGAGATTTAGACGGTTTAAGAAATGATGTTGATATTAGACAAAAATGTTCT